ATGGGTTTTACTGGACTCGGGTTAGCATTATGTAACGCCACCCCTGCTGGTGCAGCACTAGCAATAGGTGCACCTAGCGTGTATGCCGGTTATAGATATATTAATGGCAAGCTAAACGAGAAAGTGATCACCCTAGCTATCAGTCCGGTCGTATTTAAATGCGAAGATGATAAACTTAGGGAATCCTTGGCTAACTACTACGCAGCTAATCCAATCGGTTCTGATAGTTTGGCCTATGGGTTCTATAATGTAACACCTTATTCGATCACACAGTTACCGGAAGGGTATCCTGGAATAAATTATACTAATATGTTCGAGTTCTATAAGCGCTACAGCTTATCCAAGCAGAGAAGCTCTACCGCCTGGATAGGTGTTATGAACGCTTCTATGGAAAATTGTGGTTTTAATACCCTTAAAGAAGATGGATACCTCAATTGCTTTACTGAAATGCATGATACGATACCTACTATATTGTCAAGTAAAGTTCCTTTCAAGGTTAAAATTATGGATAGAGATGTTATAAGAGTCTGTCTATCGAATAAGGAGGATTTACGAAAATACCTTATGACTAAGTTTACGGAAGAAACACTGGCTGCAATCACCTCCAGGAGAGTTACGCGAGGTGGTTGGGAAGCCCTATTAGAACGTGATGAAATAGTTAAAGCGTTCATGGAAGCCTGGATCGGATCAACAAACATGAGATTTATCCTCGATTGCTGGGGCCCTAATATAGATAAGTATAAAGGCAAAAATACTAAGAAATGGCGTAGATATGTAGCAGCATTTAAGAACTCAGCCGAATGGTGGACCGAGTCAATATATAGATTATTCGAGAAATTCGAATGTTTAAAGCAGGAAGCTATAGAGAAGAAAGGTGGTAGAATGATCTCGCCAAACACGCCAGAATTTAATCTCCTAGTGATGGACTTTTTTGAGCAGTTCGAAAACGAATTGTACAGTTGGTGTGATAAACGCGATGGGCTCAAGATCTTCGCTAAAGGATTGAATTATGACCAGAGATTTAATCTGATCAGGGATGTTATTAAAACAGGAAAATGGAAATACTGTATCCCGATCGATGCCAAAAACTTTGATGGTCATATTGTAGGAAAACTGGCCGAAGCAGAAATAGTTTTCTATACCATTATAGGTCTGACCAAAACTATAGCAGAAAAGCTATTCAGATCTAGAATAACAGGTGTCGTGTCGTATAACTACCTCACGCGTAAATCCGGAGATATGTTTACAGGATGCGGCAATTGTTTCATAATGTACTCAATCCTATATCCACTTTTCAGGAAGATAAGAATAATTTGTGATGGTGACGACACCCTCATATTTTTGAATGATGAAGAAATATATAACGAAATTGTTGATAGGTTCAAATTGTTCGGTGTTGAATTAGGTCCCAAGGAAACATGTGTTATAACTGAGAAAAAGGATAAATACATCTACGAGATACCATTTTGCCAGATGAAATACAGATGGGATGATTATGAATTGGATCATGATCGTATGTTGAATAAA